ATCCTGCGTCGCTGCCAACTGTTGTTGAAATTGAGTTTGATAACCTTGCGTTTTTACAATTTCATCGTAAGCCTTTTGTAATTGAGGCTTGACAGTAAACTCCATTGCCAATAAAAGACCTTCTGACTCAGCTCGTTTATTTTGTAAATATTCGTCGAACTCAGCACGTTCAATCTTTAATTGTCTTGCATCTTCACTTATTGCGGCGCCTTGGCCTAAAATAGCGGCAGCTTTCTTGGCATCTATCTCAATTTCTTTACCATTGCGTTTGAACTTGAACTTGGCGTTCGGATGTTCTTCGGCAAATTCTAAGAAATCAATAATATCTGCTTGGGACGAATCTGTTTCGCTTACCTGATCATCAGGGGCAACCACTTCTTCACTTGCTTCATCACTAAATTCAGCGTCTGGTACAGCAACTTCTGGCTCTACTAAATCGGTATTGTTGTCATCTAAGATTTCAACACCTTCTGGTGCCACAGGAGCAGATTGGCTTGCCGGCTTTTCTGACCCTGCTTCAGCGGATTCGGTATTTCTCATTTGGTTACGCAAAGTTTCTTGTTTCATTGCGGCCATCTTTTGAGCAATAGCGTCCAAACCACTACTGACATTTTCGACCGGGACCGTCTCAGGAACGAGATTAGGGCGATCGGCTACTATGTTTTCCATAGTTCTCCTTTAAGTTAATTTAGGTCGGGCTCTTCAGCACCATGCTGTTGAGTTACCACCTTATTCTTCATATATTTAGCCTTCTTCAAGACCTGTATGAATCCATCTATACCTGAGAGTTGGTTAGTAAGCGCAATTCTCAGGTTATTATCATCTGGGGTATGCCCTCTAATATCTGTAAGGGCATCCATTATTTCTAACTGAAACTGACGAACAAACAATACAAACTCTCTATTGGCTAGAATATTCTCTGCACTTGATCCTATTGTTTTGACCCGGTCCAATTGACCGGGTGTCATTGTTTTAAGATCATTCAAATTTGCCGCCATCTTGTTAGAGAAGGCATCTACTATGTCTTGTTCAATCATTTCAGTTCCTATAAAAGTAAATTATTTATTCGCCATAGGCACGTGCTTTGTGTTCTTTAATTAAAGCATAACCTTCTAACTGTTTGCTTGCGGTATTGCCAGCAACATCAGCCTGTATTTCTTGTGCCTTGACCATATCTAAGTTGCCACGTGGTGATTTACCAGACATATTGGCCTGTATTTCTTGAGCACGTGCCTGATCCAGTGCCGCACTAGCGGTTTGTTTTTGTTCTTCTGGACTTGGTTGTTTATTCTTGGCGGCTTCTTGTGCCTGTTTGACCATTTCCATAACTTCTTGTTCTGTTGGCAAATATGTATCGGCATCTTTAACACCTAGCACATACAACATATCTTCATATGGCTTGCGTACTTTCTTAAACGCATTTGGAGTCATTGCTCCTGACTGTACTCCTACTGTGATTTCACCAGTTAATTGTGTTTGTGCCTGTTTGATAATTTGTAAACGCTGTAAACTGTTTTCTTCTGACTTCATACCTAAAGCCAAATCAACGTGAATAGTTTTGCGTTCATTAAAGTTCATATCATCGAATGACTGATAGTCAATAAATTCGGGTTTTTTATCTGGATGGAATTCTTGTGCTAATTTCTTAACACCATAATCATCGCCATAGGCAACTAGAGTACGCCATATCAACCAAATAGCATCTTTCAATCCTTCGGCACAGTTTTTAACTGTATTGTCTTGAATAACTTGGTTTGGACTTAATGCTAAATTTAATTTCGCTCCTGAATTACCTGGATCCATTACTTCTGGATTAAACACATCTTGTGGACTTGTCATACCGACCATGGCCATTGAGTCTTGTTGCATACGACTCATTGTGTTGTCCAAGAATGTTGGATTGCCTTGTGGAATAGGCATTGCGTAGATATCTTTGGCAGGATCAAACTTGCTGTCCAAGATAAAGATTGCGGCTTCACCGTCTTGTATTTCTTCAAAATCCACACGATCAGGTTTGACACCAATACGTGGTGTACTTTGTAACAGGCCTGTTAACAATTCAGCACGATAACCTGATGTCATATACTCTTGCATTGGCACTACTGATTCAGCAATGGCCATACCATAGAAGTTTTGTGCCAAAGGTTTTGGACACATATTAGCAACAGGAATAAATTCTACTTCACGTGCTGAGATAACATACTGACCTGAATAGATCAATTCAATTAATTCTAGTTGGCCATCACCATCAATATCATAGCGATTCCAAACAGTAAGCACAGTAACCTGACGAGCTTCGGGTTCTTGAGCACTGTAACCTTGGGCAGGTAATCCATTAATAGGAACACTGTCACGAGCATGTAAAGCAAGATTATTAAGTAGACTACCAGCCTGATAGCTACCGACGTTACTGTACTCAGCATATACTTTGAATTCCTCTAGATCAATATCTGGATAAAGCTCAGTGGCTTCTTGAATTGACATTGGTTTATAAAATCCGCAGAATGGTTGTTCTTGGATATCAATAACTGTTGGGTCACACATCCAATAGTGTTGTGCGATTGGACGAAATTTGATGTTTAGATTATAGCCAGTTAGTTTATATTCTGCTTCATAGATAGTATTACGTGCGATACTGTCGGCAATATGATCTTCACCATCACGTAATTCTACGTTTTCAGGTTGTTCTGTCATTTCATCAAAATTACCTTCAGCACCAAGCAGGGCATTTTTAATGCGTGTGTTTAGATTTTCTTCTGTTTGTTCTTTGCTTAGTCCATTAACAAAATCACCAGTTTCTTTGGCTACTTGTTGTAGGTCAACTGATTTTTTGCGACGACTACGACGTTTACAATCTAAGCCAGCTTCATTGGCCTGTTGTTCAAATGCTGATAATTGATCTAATGTACCGGTAGTGGTTACATAACGGGTAAACGATTCGCGCATAGGCGCAATTAACATTTCACCATTTTTGTGTAGGCAAGCATCCATTACCCAATGTTGTAGAATTGTGTGTGGATCATTGTTCTGATTAATTAACTTGTGTACCATATTGGTAGCCTGACGTGCGGCATCATCATCAGCTTCATTGTCGGCAACAAATTCAAAGTTAATCTCGCCATTTTGTGCGATACCTTTAACGATAACACTAGTAGCATAATCTACTACAGGTTTAACTACTGGATGTATGTAATCTAGGCCGTTTACAGGTTCTGTTGAATTGGTAACAGCTAGGTTTAGGTAATGATAATCGCTTATGCGATTAATGTTGTTTTTTGTAGCAAGCAAACGCAAATTTGCGGCGCACTTCTGATCCAACAAGGATTTCATTTTAACAAAGCGAGCCATCATGCCTGTGTGGCCGTTTAAGTTGCTTATAACTACGTTTTTCAAATCTAACATAAGGGACTATTCCTGATTTATTCTATTATTTACCATTACATTACACCGCCCTCTGCTGACCACGATCGTTTCCATACTGGGCGATCCTGATCATTTTTCTTTTGTTGTTGTAAAACACGCATATTATGTTTGGCAGCTTCAAAACGTGCTCTTGGTGAACGATCATCCCAGGGTTCACTCCATCCATTCAAGCAACCTAATAGTGCATAGCGGGCACTATCTATACAATCGTCTGGATCACTGAAACGGCCTTTTTCATCTACATAATAGTTTTGTGCTTCACGTAAAAATTCTACACAATTTTCATTAACGTGTAGTGTGCCTAGTTCTAGCATTTGGCGCATGGTGTTAATACCAAATGCTTTGTGGTTAGTTGTACGTCCTTGTTCATCAGCAGGATTGCGAATAGGTTCTGGATAGACATTTAATTCGTACTGTTCAAACATTTGGCGTAGGCTTAGGGCGCTCATGGTATAACGTCCTACTGTGCCAGCGTCTGGAGGTAGCACAATAGGGCATCCAAACACTTCTGGACGCATTAGGTGTTGTATCCAATTGACTGGATTGGCTTCTTCTGTGCCTTTGACAACTACCTGCGTGTGCAACCAAGCTTCTTGGCCATCTGGATCCCAATACATTAGACTGACGACAGTCTTATCGTTAACCAAACCCAAATCCAGTGCGATAACACGATGGAGGCCATGACTGTTCCTGAAGTCGTAATCACCTGTCTTATATGTTGGCCACGATCTGATTTGGAATACTGCGCCTTTGCCCATAACAGGTACACCATTACGGCGAGCGTCTCGCTCATGAGGAAGATAATCTCGTTCAAGTTGTAGTCTCGTTTCTTTTAATAAAAATGGTTCGCCCCACGGATCGTATTCGGGTACATCATCCCAGCTTACACGTATGTGTTCATAGC